ATCATCTTCAAGATACCATCAGATGCTGCAGATACAAATGTATGTGCATATTGATCTTCAGCAGCTGCAGCACCAACATATACAGTAAATGTGTTTACAGTATAAGCATGAACTGCTAACCACTTATGATGAGCAGGATCATTTGGTCTAGGATATGAATGTTCTGTAGCATTACCATCTTTTGTGCAAGTATATGTTAGAGAATGATCTTTTATTTGTACTCTCATTCCAGTAACAAGACCATGACCATTACTTGTGATTACTAGTCTTCCAGTTGATTGTGTATAAACTGCATTAGTTGCTGTTAATGGAGTTGCAGCCTCATACCCATGGCCTGACCCTACAGTCAATTCTACCTGTCCAGTGCTTGGAATATACGTTGCGTCAGTTACGTCCTTCTCACGGGCAGGAGAAGTACCTACATTAACATAAATTGACCATGCAGTAGGTACTGTTGCAGTTAATGTTTGTCCGAATGCAGGATCACTTGGTCTAGGATATTTGTGTTCTGTTTGGAAATTATCTCTAGAACATTTAAAGGTTAATGAAGCATTAGCAATAGTTACACTTCCACCAGGAGAAATACCATGATTACTAGGGAAATTAAGAACTAACTGACCAGTATTAGCATCATAATCAGCATCATCTGGAGTCAAACTACCATTTATTGCATTAGTAGCAGCAGAAACAAATTCATGCTTATAATCACCACCTGAATAAAGAGCACTAGTTGCAGTACCTACAAATTGATGAGTATAATCTCTTTCATCAACATTGAAAATTGTATAGTCTTCACTGTAACTTGTTAATCCTACAGGATACTTAGGATAAGTTGAAGTTGTTATACCAGAGAATCCACTTCTAACTAATACTGCACCAGTTCCTACACCTACAAATCTGTGTAGAGAATCTGTACCAACACCAACATTAATGGTTATTGACTGAGTAGTTCTTTCAATAATAGGTGTAGCTATTCCTGCAATAGGATCTGTACCATGACGAGGATATGAATGGTAAGAAGAATAGTTATCTTGTGAACATGTGAATGTTAATGAATCAGTTGCAATACCAACACTCTGTCCAACTCCTAAAGCATTAGCACCAATGATTAATGTTAAATTACCATTACCTGCATCATAAGTTGCATCAGTAACATCATAATCATCAGCACAAGTAAATCCTAAACCAACCAATTTAACCTGTCTGATAACACCAGATTCAAAGTAAGTAGGATAAGTTGTAGTAATCTCTAATTCACCAGTAACATTATCATAATCTGCAGCTGCTATTGGATTTTTAACTGATGCAACAGTTGGGAATCCAACAATACTAGTAATACTACCTGCAGCATCAGTTTCAACATATGCTTTTGCTGGTACTGGAACAGCATATCCTAGTCCTGGTGTAGAACCAAGAGAAACTAACATACCACCTCGTGGTAGTTGGTTTTGATTTATATCTTGAGGATCAATAAAGACATCTCCTGTAGCAGATGTTATACCTGTGAATACAATACTACTAATTCCAGCAGAAGTATCTTCTGAAATTTCAAAATTATTATCTGGATTATTTGCAGCAGATGGTTTTTGGAAAATATTACTAATAGTCAATAATCCACTACCACCAGTACTTCCTAAACCAACGGTATTTGCACCACCAACTTTTAATGTAAATTGAGTATCGAGTCCAGTAAATTGATCAGTTATATCATCATATATTTGGTTAGTACTATAATCATTCCTTAAGAATGCACGTCCAGTAAATGATGATGTTGGGAAATCTAAATTATTTGCATTTTTCTCTACCTGAGGGTTTCCTTTAGGTGACTCAGTAAAGTGTATTTCTTTACCAACAATATTATATGAACCTCTATAAAGTTGAACAGTTGCATTATTTGCATGAGCAGCAGGTGTTGAACCAACAAATGATCTTTCAACTTGAAGAAGAGATGTTGTTCCAACTCCAACAATAGGGCCATCTGTATCAGTACCTATTCCAAGATTAACAATCTTCATAAACTCATCATCAACCCTTACAATATCATCAGGGCCAAGAGATGAGATACCACTAACTGAGAAAGTTGTTGCAGTAGTACCTATACCTAATGTACCAGCACCATCAATATTTTCAGTATTATTTTGGAGACTGAATGCAATTGGATTATATGCTAATGGAGATTGTATTAAATTATCAATAGTAATGACTGCTTTTGTATTAGCAAGAGCCATATGGAATTCATGTGCATTTCCTGTACCAACACCAACAAATGTAACAGCAGTACCAGCAAGTGCTAATGTCTTAGTAGTTGCTATTTGGAATGAATCACTACCATCTCTAATAACAAACACAGGACTTGTTAATGAATTAATACCACCTCCACCATCTACGTATTGTATTGGGGTAGATCCAACACCAACAAATGTTGAATTTGGTTTGTATATTAACTCTTCTCCAGTTCTGAAGAAATGATTATCAATATTGAACGTACCTGTAGCAGGATTAAATATTTCTGGTGTAGCAGGATCAAATGATTTAGCAAAAATTGGAGTGAGTCCAGAAGTTAATGTGAAATTCTTCCTATTAATTCTATCACCATTAATTGCATTGTAGAAGAACAATTTGATCATTTCTCTTCCACTACCAAATTCAAGTTCTTCTGTAAGAGGTTCATTAAGTGTGTCTAATGGGCCATACATACAAAGATTTAATGAAGCTACCTGAATTTCAGTGCTTGCATATGCAGAATCTGGAATAAACTCAAGTTGTAATTGATTACCATTGTACTTACCATTAAATGATCCCAATCCTGATAAACTATCTGAAATAGATGTACTTCCCACAGATATGAACGGTGATGGTTGTGTATAAACATCCCCACCATCATGCATTGTATAAACTTGATGCAATGCTCTAGTTGATCCTGCACTAACTTCAATAACAGATTTAACTGCATTGAAATCGGTATTAAGAATTGAAAATACGGTTGTTGTTCCAGTACCAATAGAATAATCAGATTGATAAAGAGCAGTTTGTTCAGATCCTGCAGGTTGACCAGGTGCTAGGAATCTATAAGTTCCAACTCCAACAGCTGTTGTACCAAATCCAACAATTTTTGACTTAAGTTGAATAATATCTGTTGAAGGATTATGATATTCGACTATTAACTCATTTCCATAACCAGCATCAGTTGAAAAACCTACTGTAAATTCACCCATTAGTTGATCTGAGTACATTCCAACATCAGAATGTGTATCAACAAAATATTCAGAAGTATATGTGTGTTCACCATCATGACTAACATATAATTCTACATAATTTTGCTCATTTGTTGTTTCATTCAATAAATGATTTTGTAGATGTAATGAATGATATTTTTCAGAACTTAAACCAATAATTCTTGTAGTTGTAATACCTGATGAAACGGTAGTAGCTACACCTACAGAACCACTAAGATTAACAAATCCTACCGCAAATGTACCAACACCTGCTTGTTGATTAAATTGTGTTCTAACAACCTTAATATCATAGTCAGTGTTATATGCATCTGGTAAAGGAATGAATCTAAGGTAAGTATCACCAAGAGAAGTTTCTTCAACTCTAAAATTACCAATAGATGTTTCATCATTTAACTTTTGTTTTTGCAATAAAACTGATTCTGTTCCATAATTACTTAATAAGACCAAATCTGCTGTCTGAACATCACCTTGACCTATATCTGTAACTCTAACAAATAAACCTTCAAATTCATTAACACTAGAAGCATCTATTTTAAATAAATTTAAGAATTCACTTGGATCACCATCTAAGTTTGAGAATTGACTATTAATGTCGTCTATTATTAAAACTTGGTTACTTTTTGCAAGTAAGTATGATGATAATCTCTTATTTTCAATTTCAACAAATTTAGATGCCTTACCAGTTCGAGTTATATTTGATCCAAAAGTAGTATTGTATTCTAAGTCAAACGCAGTAGTCCAATTATAAAGTGTATCTACTCTTTCATCACCTGTTAAATCAAGAATAGAAAGTGATTGTGATGTACTTCCAACTGCAGCTAATGCTGTTGTAGATGATATTCCAGTGTCTGCAAAATTCTTAAGACCTGCAGTATGAAGTAATCCATTTACTGGACTTCTTAATGTACTATATTCTTGACTACTTTTAACTGTATATGAAAGATTTTGGTAATAATCATTATCAGGAAGTACTTGATTGTCTAAATTTAACTTTCCAACATCATCACTCCAACCAATATCTTTCTTAGCTGCATAATCTACAGCAAATCTTCCTTCATTTTCAGTAATACTAACAATATTTGCTACAGTTCCAGATTCTTTTCCTACAATAATTTCACCAGGACTTAATTCATAAGTTCCAGCAACTTTGATAATATCAGGATTTTTTGCATCTGTTTCAGTTGAAGTAATATATAAATCTCTTACAATTTGATTTGAAACTAATTGTTCCCCAATAATAAATTGTGATGGGAATTGATATGCTGAAAATGTTGGATAATTGTACTTATTAATAATTACTGCAAGAGATCCTTGATCAACAACAGCAGTACCACAATTTGTTGTAAATTCACTTGCATCAATAGTTACTGCATCTAATGTACCTGGTGCATACGCTATAACTTTAGGGAATCTATATCCCATATCTACGGAGTTAAAGCCAGTACCAGCAGTACCAACTTTGACCATATTTTCTATAAAGACTTCATCACCTACTGTAAATGGTGCTGGAGAATAACCTGCTGATGGAGTTGTAATATAACATGTAAATATTCCAGTATTGTTACTAGCAACTGTCTGAATACCAATACCATTAGTATTATTGACTGTAAATAATTCTACAGCTTTCTCTGGTAATCCAGTTGGAGGAACAACTACATCAACATATCCTATTGAAGGGCCTGTTAATTCTGCCCTCAATAATCCAGATTCAATTCTTTGTCTTGTATCTGGATGTACAATATGAACATTTGGTTCATCCAAGTAATTATCACCACCACTAGTAACAGTAACTACACCTATTGTATTTGAATTTTCAATAATGATTAAAGGTGAGATATATGCATTTGGTTTCAGAGTTTTATCTGATGAATACTCAAATCCTTCATTAATTATTCTTACTTGGTTTGCATTACCGACTGATTTTGAAGCAGGGATAATATATGCACCTGATCCAGTTGCTAAAGTACCAATACCAATAAAATTAGGTAATCTCTTATATCCAAATCCACTAAAGTCAATTCCTACCTTATGAACACCACCAGTCGCTGTTAGAGATGTTGTATTATATTCTAAAGTGCTAGTCTCAGATGATGTATATGATAATCTTTCAGGAACTTGTCTTAATAATATATCAAACGTTGTAGCTGCTGTAGAAACAACATCATACTTACCATTATATAAACTATCTGCAAAGTTTATGAATGAATGATTTTTGACTTGAGTATCTGCTGTACTGATAAATCCACTCTTTTCTATATTGTAGTATAACTTAGATGGAAGCATACTATCATAATTTAAAGTTCTAGTTGCAACAGTACCAAAACCAACTGTTCCAACACCTGTTATAGTAAATTCAGTTGCACCTGTAAATCCAGTAGAAACAAATTCATTCTTAAACTGATCATCATAGTAGAACTTAAAGTCATATCCTTCTAAAGATGGATCAACTACATCAAATACTACATCACTATTTCCAACAATGAATAAAGATGGATTTATTAAAGAAAGAGACTGTGAAGTTCCTCCAGTATCAATCATATCAATTGTAGTAGGAGGATTACTGTAAGCATCCTTAGATGTTGCACACAATTTGATAATATCATCATCAACTTTGAATACAAAGTAACTACCAGTTGATAATCCAGTGGCTACAGTATTAGCATCATAGAAAACTTTATCTCCTGTCTTTAATCCATGCTCATTTAAAGTTATTTCGTTAGTTATTGAATTAATTCCAGTATTAATGAAATTAATAGGATTAACTAAAAGATGTCCAGTTACTTCATTTCTCTTAAGTTTTATACCTGTAGATGTTCCAATACCAACTGCAAGGCTAGATCTAACTGTTAAATCAATCTCATCACCAACACTCAAATTATGATTAAATGCTGTAGAAATAGAAACAGTTGAAATAATTTTCTGTGTTTTTGCTAAAACTTGCTCAAATTTAGTAGAAATGTAATAATTATCCCTATCAGTACCACCACCAGTGAAAAAGACATCTGAAAAACCTATTCCAACACCAGTTCTTATACCAATATAGTTTTTACCTCTATCTGTAACAAATACCTCTTGTGGTAGGTTATAACTAACGGTACCAGAACTATTAGCAATAGATATTTGTGCTGCTCCACCAGGAACTGAAATAGTCACTGGATCATTATTATTAAACTTATGATTAGGTAAGAAAATTGTCTGAGTTGGAATATTTCTTGTAATTGTAGTACTTCCAAATCCAAATGATGATGAATGACTGATACCAGGTGTAACACCAAATCCAACTTGATGAATTGGATTGAAATATGCAATATTATTTACTTTTGACTCAAAATAAGGTACAACTTTAGGAATAGTAAATGAGTCAGGTATTATAGAAACTGGACTGCCTACATTATGAGAAACACCTGAAATACCTCTATTTGCTTTTATTATTTTCTCATTTGGGAAGATTTCTAAAACTTGCATTGTTTCAGAACCAACTGTAATACTATTACCTACACCTAAAGACTCAGGAACCGATGTAACATACAATTCACTTGCACTTGGTAGAGATCCAACTGTAGGTACTGCTGCGATTAATTGAGTACTTGCTGTTACTATACCAATTTGATATCGGCCATTTACTTGAGTTAGAACTGTAGATAATCCAGAAATAACAACATCATCACGACTAACTAAAGAATGTTGAGGTAAAATATTAACTTGTACATTCTCAGGATTCCAAGTCAATATTGTATTATCAAAAGAAGTAACTGTAGTTTGTATATCAACAATCTCTTTACCCTTCAAGGAAGAAATTTTACTTGATAAACCTTCACCACCACTATCAGTTTCATCAAATATTAACTTCTCATTTATTGAATAATTATCACCAGCAGTAACAACATTTAATTCATCAATGGTTCCTGATGTAACTGATTCTATTATTGCTTTCTGATTAGAAATTTCATTAGTTTCAATAATAAAGTCATTATCAATATCTTTTTCAGCAACTCTATATGGGAATGTGTTTCTAAGTAGATTATTTGTCGCATAATCATAATCTTGCGATAAAACTTGATCTACTGGAATAGATCTAAAACTATTACCTACAAAATATGGGAAATCTGGTTTATTCTGATTACTACTATCTTTTATAGTTGCATAATATGCATAAATTCCATTTGGAAATTCAGGTGTTTTTGCAAAACGACCATTATTAATATCTAAATCACCAGAATCATCAAATTTATTATCTTCTACAAAAAATCCTTCTGAAAATACAGTAGTAGAAGGTCTATCTTCTACTGCAGAAGCGTCTAATGTATAACCACTAGTTATTCTTGTTGCAAATGAGTTTGCATCCTGAGGATTTGAATAACCAAAAGGCCCATAAATCGGATTTCCATCATATGCCCATCCAATAATTTTAGAAGCAACTGTAATACCTATACCAACTTCACCAAATGATGTTCTGTAAGTTTCACCATATCCAACAACTGTATATTTTAACTTATCGTTACTCTCTACAAATAATTCATTTTCTTCATATTTTTGAACCATGTCTATAGTTAATGGTCTAACATTAACATCAACGTTTGCACCATCACCAGCAGCAACTACTGTTAGTTTAGTTGATGCTGCAGAGTACCCAATACCTGCACTAACAACCTGAACCCCTGTTATTCTATTATTGGTTATAATTGGTCTTAATTTAGCACCAGATCCTGCATTTGTTTCATCAACTAGGTTTAAATCAGGTGTTGAGTAATAATCAACTCCACCATAGTTAATATCAACACTTACAACTCTACCATTAATAACATTTGGTTTTAATGATGCATTTCTACCATTTTGTATTGATACTGTTGGTTTCTTTTCAAAGTTAATGATAGTTGAACCATAACCAGTACCAGTTTCATACAAATAAGCATCAATAATACTACCCCTAACTGTAGGAGTAAGTATCATCTCTTCAACTACTTGTGTAGCAGTACCAAATCCAACAGGAGTATATTTCAATGATACTGAAATATCTGGATATTTAAAGACTTGGAATCCTTGTCCTGAATAATCAAATTTAACAAAATTACCTCTATCAAAATTAATAGGATCTGTTCCAGCAATACCAGCATTAGCTAACCTAAATGAATGATCATCAAGTTTAAGAACCTGATAATAATTCGCAGTTGTTGTGATACCTGTAGTTGTAGTTAATCCAGTAATTGGTTCTGGAGTTGATGTACCAGCACCTGCAGCAGTTGTATATTCAACTATATCACCATTACCAAATCCATGATTTTCAAATATTACTTTATTGTATTGTGTAGAAATTCCTGCAGGTTTAACATATAATTTTCTATTAGTTAATGTTCCACCATCTATAACTTCAATAGCACCAACTGATTTTTGATTAGGTAAAGTAGAAAATTTATGTGTACCAGCAGTATTAGAAACACCTAAACCAACTACATTAGTTCTATTGATAGCACTTAAAGCACTTTCATATAATTTAATTGTTCTATTATTAATTACTTCTACAAAGTAAGAACCATTATTAACTAGAGTATCGGTTCCAACCCCAACCCCGATACCTTCATTCCCATTGGATTTATAGATTACTTCCTGAGCATTTTGTAAATTATGATTAGTTAAGAATGTAATAGTATTAGCAGTTTCATCAACTCCACCAGCAAAAACTGTTTGTCTACCATCAAATTCAATTTCTCTTGATTTAAGAATAATTATTGGTTCAAGAACTGCAGTACCATTACCACCAACAACATCAATACTTTGAACTTCTGTAATATCAAATCCTTGAGGATCAATAAAGACTTTAGTGACAGAACCTTGTACTACTGGTTGCACTAAAGCATCTGTACCTACACCAGAACTAATATGGATATTTGGTGGCCTAACAACATCATAGTTGTTTCCAGAAGTAACAACAGTTGCAGATTTTAATGGGCCATAATAAACTTTATCTTCAGATTTATAGTTAGTAATCTCTACACCATTAATTAACATACCAGTTGCACCTGGTTCTGTTAATGTTTGATCTGCTCTATTTGAAGATGATGTTAATGGAAACTTCTTAAGTGTTTTTTGTGCTGCTATTTCTTCAGATCTTTGAGAATTTAATATAAATTTATGATCACCAGCAACAGATTTTAATGGAATATAAGTAGCACTTTCAATAGATGCTCTAGATCCATATACTCTAATCTTCTTTTTATCACTAGAAACAATTTCACAGTAATATCTACCAGTTTCTAATCCAACATAATGAGTACCAGATGGTTTATAATAGATTTCATCACCTGTAAAGAAAGGAACAGGTTCACCAAATGAAACAACACTATACTGATCTAATGTATTTGGTACTAAACTATCTAATCCAGTAGCTGTTGCAGACTTAACATCAGTGGTTATAACATTTAAAAAGTCGGTAGTAACACCAGTTCTTCCAGATGGAAGTGAATTTGCTGCATAATATGCTTCAGTTTCATCTTTAATGTATAAATTTGATGTATCTGTGATAATATTATCAACTTCTAAAGGAACTGCAGTACTTTTTGCATAATTTAGTTTTCTTCTAAGGTCAATTGCACCTTCTACAGATAAAGAATCTGATAATTGAACAGTATTATCACCAGTTATTTGTAAAATTGAACTTTCTAAGACTCCATTATTAAATGCTACAACATTATTTGACCTATTACGAACAACTTCGACTATATCACCTTTTTTTAGACTAGATCTATCAATTTTTGACTTAGTAGTAAAGGTACTTGCACTGTTAAATGACTGTCCTTCAAGAAAATATCTACAACTTGTGTTATAAATCCATGAATTTGCAAAAACTTGCTTAAATGTTGCGTTTGTTGCTGGATTTTGTATGAAATCTCCGACATTTTTAACTGAAATTGTCTCACCTTCATTAATATTCAGGTTTGTAGAGACCTGTTCAAAGTCTGAAAGTACACCAGTAAGTCTTAATTCTACTTTTTTAGTACTATCTCCATCTTCATAACCATAATAAGTGTTATTACTTCTTATTTCATCTGATTTTTTAATAGAAACACCTATTCCAGTGCATCCAAAGAACTGGTTAACACTCTTACTTGTGTAATTAATAGATGTATTACCAAGAGATATTATAGTTCCAGTCTGGCCAAACCCTACAGTTGAATCAACACTAAGGACTGATGAACCAATACTTACATTATCAAGACATCTAGTTGCTTGTGTAATATCAAAATCACCTTGAATTGTAGAATCGGAGTCATCAAAACCAATGAAAAGTGATAATTTATAGTAATTTTGAATAGTTGTTAGTGCAACACCAACTCTACTAAATCCTTCAACTTCAGATATTGAAGCACTAGTATTAACATCTGATGTTTTAAAGAGTGTTTGACCTGCTAATTTGGTAACATCACCACTAAGAGCCTCAGCAATTACAACTTCTCTTCTAACATAATTTGCTGCAGATGGTTTTAATAAATATTCTTCTAAATTTACAACTTTTGGAGTTTCGTTATAAAGTGCATTAAATAAAATTCTGAATGATTCGTCTGTTCCTTTAGCGTTATATAATGCTCTTGCTTCTTTTATAAACGTACCTGCATTCAAATTTGGATCAAAATCAACATTTTCTAACCCTGGAGTAAGAGAATACTTAAGTTTTTTGTAAAATTCTTGTAAAAATAGAGAACTTAAGTTTTGTACATAAGATCCTGAGAGATGATCTGCAGTACTAGAGGTAGAAAATGTTAATTCTTCTTGATTTAACTCTTGATGATAACTTGTAATACCACTAAAACCACGTTTAACACCTGTAAAACTATTAGTTGTTACACCAGTATAAGTTATAATCTCATCATTAATCTTTAATAAACCCCATTCATTAGGAAATCCCTTTGTACTAGAAACAGGAATTGTATCACTATCTGTGCTAATTCCAGTAGAAAGGGTTGTTGATCCAACAACAACATCTGGGGTTAAATTATCTAATTTTAAATACTGATCTAAATTATCAGAGATGTCAATATTACCTCCCTGATATTCTTGAGAAATATAATATTGCTTTAAAAAATCTACTGCACGAGGACTTTCACTCAATACATATTCGGGCAGCTGATTTTCAATGATTTGTTGAACCTTTACTTTCGGTTCAATGCCAGTTTGAATCATATTTCGATTACTCGCGTATTAATTTTCCGTTTAGATAACTTGAAGTATAGAAGTCCTTAATAAAGCTAGTTCCAGTAATTTCATCACCTGAACTTATCACATCCCTAACCATATTTATTGTACTTTTTGAAAGACTAAAATTGAGATATAGTTCCTTTAATCCAACTACATCATTGGATTCTGGGATTGCTTGTACTTCTACAACACCACTATTATTAAGTGTTGATGTAATATTTACTGTAGTGAGAAGAATTTCTCCTTTCATATAATCTACTGTTCCAGCTGAACCTATAACAGTATTTACAGTTCCATCATCTAATATTTCCACAATAGAGATAACACCCGTCTTCAAATCTGAATTAGGAGTATCTGTAAGGTAAACAGTTCTAATATTATTAGATATTGTAAATCCAGTAGACTTAATATTCATTCCTGCTGCGTTTACATGGAATTGATTACCATAACATAGTTCATATTGAGCAAATTGGTTAATTGCTGCCTTTAAATCCCTTCTAATGCGTACACGTGTGATATTAGAGGTAATAGCAGTATCAGTACTATCAATTACTTGCTGTACTTTACTATATTTGAATCTTCCACCAAATTTATTCATATCTACAGAATTTGAATATGAAGTTAGTGAATTTAAGACTTTTGTTTGAAGAGCAGATGAAGTAGAAACTTTATTTTCATCAAAATACACTGCAGAATCAATTTCCACATATAGTATCTTAAGATCTTCAATTTTTTGGTTAATACCAGATACAGCGTATTGCTTTAATTGGGATAAAATCCTAGTTTTGTTAAATGCTGATACATATGTACCATTTTTAGGTTTAATACTAATTGTAACAGTACCAAACTCTGGTGGATCCATTTCTTCACCACCAACGACTGCTACTGACTCAGTATCTGGGTAAATTTTCTTTATTATTGCCTCATAATCCCTAGGTGTAACCGCCCTGTACTGGGAGGAATAGATTCTAGGTGCATAATACTTAATTGAACTAATAGACTCTATTTCAGACCCATTTGTGGATGCCTCAACGGTAGCCACACTAGGAGTTGATGTTAGAGTGATAGATCCCCCTGCTGCATTAACAATTCTACCTGCAAATGAGAAACTATTATTATGTCCAATACCATTTCCGTCTTCTCCATCAGTAATAATGTATTGAACAGTAACTACAGACCCATTTTCCAGTTTTTTACCAATTATTCCGTCACCAAACACTACTTCATACCTTTCATCTTGTACTTCTTGCACTAAAAAGATTTCTGAGACTGAATCTACGTCTAAAATGTTAGAAACTAGTGAATATTCAATTCCAACTGACCCAGATGAGTCACTAGGCCCCTTAACATACACTTTTATAGTCGAAGTATCAATATGTGGGTTGTCTAAAATGAATCTTTGATCTAATGAACCATCAACTGTGAAGGTTTTATTAAGAAATGTACCTTCTTTTAGTAAAATATTTTCAAATGTTGCTACAAAAGTGCCTATAGATGGTTCTCTTACTGGTGCAGAGATGTCTTCGGACGTTGAAAACACATGTGAGGTGTTATTTGCGTCTCCAACACACACTAAACCCGCTTTTATAGTCGCTATAGGGGTTGAATTGAGTGAAGTTATGTTTAGACCTACATCAAATGTTACTTGTGCTGTGGCTGCCGTCCTAGAACGGGGTACATAACCTATATTTCTTGCTAATGAGACGACATTTTCTCTAACTGTTGCTGAATCTAGGAAAGATTCATTCACAACCATGTTTGAGTTGAATGCTGTGATATACGTATTATAAGCTAACGTGTCTATAAGGACGGAAAAGTTCGATCCTTCGAAGTCAAAGTCCGTAAAATTGCTATTTGCACGGAGATATGACTTAATTGAGGTTTTTATTTGATCAAAATCAAGATCTGTAAATTTAGTAAAAGGCATGTTATCTTGTTGCCTCTAAGAGGAATGAATATTCTTGTGTTGGAAACTCTTGTCCTATAATATCAAAGATAACGGTAACATCAAAAGAGTTAACTTCTGGATTTGGGTCTACCGCAACGGTTACATTTTCTATTCTTGGTTCGAAGTTATCTAATGCAATGGCTATCTGCTGCCTTATAGTAGACGCAGTACCAAAATCAACGAATTCAAATAGACTTCTTTGGACATCTGATCCTAACAGTGAATTAAAGAATCTTTCAGTAGGAATTGTTTGCACTATATTTCTTACAGAACGACGAATTGCGTCTTCATTCTTCAATACTTGTAAATCATCTGTTACAGGATGGGGTTTAAAAGACAACGAAATATCTTTAAATCCTCTAGATATCCTCTTAATCGCCATTAGACAAAGGTTTTTTATTATTTATACTGGTTTTCCCATAAAAAAAGTGCCTCTTTCGAGACACTGCGGTTATTTTCCTTGTCCTCTGTACTTTTTACGAGCCGAGTTACGGGATGTTGCCGAATATTTTGAGTGATTTCCGTTTCCTTGACGAGTTTTTTTGGGTTTTGACTCCTTAAGAGCATTAGTACTTGAATAAACTGCCATTATTCCTCCGTGTTAATTTTAGTTTTTACTGTATCAGGGTGTGGAGAACCTGTTTTGTAGAATTCAATCGCCAAGTCCTCCATTTGATCGAAGTATTCGTTCTGAGAGAGGTTTGAGTATACCTCCTTCCCATCTATGAGAATACTATATGATTCTTGTTTTCTCATGTCCTACACGCACACGTGGATCGCACCAGATTTCGTAACCTGCTTCTTTCGCATCAAGACAGAAAGAAACGTCTTCACCGCACATGTCCTGTACTTCGCCACTTTCGAAGACCTGCATCTTAGGTGCGAACCATGGATAAGGCATACCATCGTTTTCAAATACTCCCTTTTTAATAAGAAGCCATCCGAAACCTGTGTAGTCCACTGTAAAAGGTTTCTTTCTTTTCTGTATACTATCTACTGTTTCATGATTCATGACTCCACCGTTGTTACGGAAATCATCTTCTTCTAACCAGTGAGCAACTGAAGTTGTTTTACCATCTTCTGTAGCATACCAACCTGCTGCTATATCTTTTTCCATTAAGACTAACTGAAAGAACTTCTCAGAATTGAAGACTATATCTGAGTCAATCCATAATTGCCAGTCATATTTTAGTTTTCCATCCCATGGTAATTGCTTAGGCCCACGAAGAACGTTTGCACCCAAACATTTACAACGGGCGAAATTTACCATTGATGAATAATCTTGAGATATCTGTATACTTGCACCAGCCTGAACCAAGTCAAAGCATAGTTGTACGAAACTCTTTAAGTATTGGTATGAGACTCCTCGGCCTGGTAAGCAGAAAACTATTGCCTTTCCCTTCACCAACTGCTTCGCTTTCTCATAGTCCCATTCTTGCACTTGCTTTTTTTGTGCAGTCGGTGATTTTGCTTTCACCGTGAATCCTTTAGCCATAAAAATTAAATTCCTTCAATTCAATCATATCACATTATATAGTCGTTGTCAATCAATCTGTGTTTTCGGTTATTATCACTTCCTCATCTACCAAGTTCCATTTAAGTTCCGTATCTTCGAACCACCCCATCTCATTAATTACTGCTTCGGGTATTACAACCTTGTACTCCCCAGTTACGTTATCGACTTCTATGGCCGAAAAAATATGTCCGAAATTTTTTTGCATAAATGAAACGACCTTACATGTTTTTATATAGGGGAAAAAATTTTTGTATAAGGGGAAACATTTATCTCGCTTCCGTAACACTTTGTAGGTTAGGTTCCCATTCGGTTTTTATATAAGGGGGGATCGGCCCCCTTACACTGTCTGGCTAACTAATAATCAAACTGCTTGACCTGTTCGGCTGTGTCTATCAGATTTGAGATGCCATCCTGCTGTAGTTTCAAAACTACCTGTGAGTTCTTATTGGCTTTGCTTAGGCCTAAAAATGCTTTGATTCCGTTGTTGCTTGTGAGTCTAAGTCTGAGCCCTGTGTCCATTATAGCTCCTGTGATTGCTGATCTTAAGATGACCTTACGGCTGCTCTGCCCTTTCCAATCTCTTTGAAATTCGGCCGTCCAGCCCTTCTTAAGTAATTGAACTGTCTTAAGGTGTTCTTCTTTGACTATATGCACCTGCTTGGCCTGTGTGTCGTTGATGACCATGACCATGCCATGATTATCCTCTAACATGACCTGCTTGAGCCATGTGGTTAGGTCATCAGATTTAATTGCGTTTAACTGGTTGTTGCAATGGCTGGCGAAGTACTGACGGAAGTTTTCAACCTGCTTTTCGGCTTGGTCGGTGTCTCTGTATAACTTAGTCAATAGTATGAAATCTTCAAACTCTTTGGTGTCTACTAGGCCATCTATCTTAGAAGTGTTAACCCAGTCAAAAGACCCATTCTTTAGCCCCTTCTTATGCTTGATTGAAATATTAACGTCTCCAGCCTTTGCGTCTGCTTTGCTCTTTGTTCCCCCGAAGTGCTTAACCTCTTCAGCGAATAGGCCAGTCTCATTTAGAAAGTCTATTGTATTAAGTTCGTTTTTAATACCTGATGTGTGGACTGAGCCGTCTGTTTTGAACATTGAGTTTACTCCGTGTTTGTTATCTTAATTATAAAGGTTTTTTGACTATTATGCTTGGTTTTGGGCCAGTTGTTTTATTGGCACGTCTGTAGTCAATTTCAGTTGCTATGGCCATTCCGACTGTGTACAATGAATAACAGCCGCCAACTAATATAAAAAGTTCAATTCCTGTCATTTGGTGTGTCCTCCTTTAAAATGAATGTGCTTGTTAAGGTTCGGTAGTCGATCATTAGATCATAATCTTTGTCATGATACACTTCTAAGAGTGCATCATAAACTTTGGGGTCTAAAGGTTTCATTTGATCTCCTGGATTAGTTCGGTCATTTCTGTTAAATCTGCTTCCTGCCAGATTGCTCCGTCAGGTGTTTTGCCTTCGCCATTCTCTGGTAAAACCCAAAGTAAAAACTCACCGAATGTTTCTACCTCTTTGGCGATTCCGTAGAAACCTTCATCATTGTTAATCCACAATGCACAGTTCCATGTAGTCCAATTTGACCAACCATTATATTTGTCTGTTCCGATGTCTGAAAAGTTGAATGTTGTTTGTACCATGTGTGGAACTCCTTTTGTTTATACTATTATTATAACGGATAAATCCGCAGCGTAGTGATCAAGTAGACGGTTTTTTAACTGTCACACTAATGATCTGTCCAAATGATTTTCTTTTCTTCGTTGGCAATGTCGAAACAGATTTCACACATACAATCAACGTCAGGGAAGCTGTCCCGCCAATAGTAAAGCTCTTCTATGGGTGCGTCCCAATAGTAATAGAGGTCGGGTTGATAAGCTTTGCGTCTCTTTGGTCGCTTACCAAGATGAAAACAGCCGAAGTCGTTTTCTATCTCTTGGTCATCAAAGTTTCCGCAAACGCAGCAGCTGGCCATTATCCCATCTCCAGGAATTTGTTCATTGCCATTTCCCCTGCGATTTTCTCAGCATCTGCGTAGAATGGGGAATCCTCTTTAATTCCGATTTCAGCGAGTGCCTCTTCAAAGAGGGTTTCTAAAATTGAGTCGTTAACTGGGTGTGACATTATGCGTACCTCCCTGCAGGGTGTGGGTTCGCCATTGTGTAACCGAATGAGTTAAAAAAGTCATTGATTGCTTCAATGTCTAAGTCTGGGTCATCGAAATCAACTCCCCCTGCGTGGTCTACTCCCCACTCTGCAACTTCATCACAGAATGTTGCGAAGTCTTCGCAAAGATAAGCGATGTCGAAAAATGACTCTTTCTCTTTGATTCTGTTTATTAATCTTTCTGTTTTTGTTTGGATCATGAATGAAACTCCTTTTGTGTATATGTTTATTATAAGGGATAGAATCCCCTGATGGGGATTCAGTGTGACAGTTTAATCTTTGTCTGTGTACTCACCTTCGATAACTCTGTTACCATTAAGTGCGTACCAGACTAACTGAGCATGACCGAATTGCTGTGCCATATCATAGCAAAGGTCGAATCCGAAGTCATTTGTGACTTCTTCTTTGATGTTTGTATTTGGAACTTCTACGAATTTTTGAATGAACATAATTTTTAAATTTGTTTTGAACTTATATTAGTATTATACACACAAAAGGGGTCACTTTGCAACCACTTGTGTGCCACTAATCCAACTGGGCTCTGGATCAGTATTCTGCGATCTCTTTCATGTAGGCCCACACCTCTGCAAAGGTTAGATAGCCAATTACATCTGACCAAATGCCACTCTCCTCATAATGTAAATTATCTCCTTTCAAGAGGGCCATTTCATACAGTCCATCTGGGCCACCATATGATCCTTCATGGCATGCTACACTGGCTCCATATCCATTTTCAAAATAATATCTTACGACTTTGTTTGGCTTGCGGATTACTCTTTCTGTGTACATAATGTCTGAAGTTAATTCCTTTAGGTCGTTTGGATCGTACATAGTTTTAAAACTTTGTTTGTTTGTTATTCTTATTATAGGGGATAATGGGCCCTAGGGAAAGGGCCCATGTGCCACTAATAATACTGGCTGAATATGTGTCCGTCATACTCTGTATAATCGTATGATAAATTCTCCCATGATTTTTCCCAGTCGATTTCGATCCAACTGGCCATCGGGTTCATCACTTCGCCACAGTCACTGGCCATTTGCTCTGCAAATTCGGCACCTGATCTATAATGGCCCATGTACGCATCACGGCAGCTGCTCACGTCATGTATTGAAAACTCCTCAATAAATGCTTCAACAACATCTGAGCCCATGTCTTCAATCTGATGCAAATAATCAGTATAATCATACTGGAAAGCCTTCTCTCCGTGAGTTTCTATGAACTCCTGCATATCTTCTCTCTCATAGCCCTCATCTTCAATATATTCCTTTATCAAGCTCTCTGTGATTTCTGAATTAGAAAAACAAGTTGTTTCAAGATTTGCTGGAATAGGCATTAAGAACTCCTTTAGGTTTATATGGCCATTATAACGTCAATGGCTAAAAACGACAGTCTTCGGTGGACGGTTTGTAATCTGGCCCAAACTCTTTGATGTCTTCCAAAACTTCGTCTATAGTATCGTCAAACATTTCATCAAAGTAAGATTCCAGTTCATCCATAGCCTCATTATAGGTTAAAGAGTCGATCCACTCTTGCTCACTGTTAATAACATAACGAACTAAGTCTTTTGTCATCATGCCCTCTACGATTCTGTCAACGTAGAGCTCTTTAAGATAACGAAATTCTACATCATTTAATTTTCTTCGCATTTGACCCACCTCTGGTTGTTAAAATTTGCGTGGCTGAACCACTCTCTGTCTATTAATTTGTATGATCCTATTTTATTATGAATTACGTAGCCCTCAGCATCAACAAGCTCTGGATTTCCTCCCTCATCTATCAAATACGCATCAGGGCCCCACCTATGGCGACATTGACTCAAAGCCAGCATCTTTAAGTTTTTAACACTAATCCATAATGAAATTAAAAACTCATTCTCGAAATCTTCGGGCCGAATGTAAATTCCATATCTGATATGGCTATTTAATTCTTTCTTCAATTCTTTGGCCTCTTTTGTAGTTACGAATGTAACCATCTGGGCCATCTGTCTAACGAATTTCAAATAGTTTTTAAA